TATGACTTTTTTAAGTACAACGGTAAAACAAATATCACCATAGAGACATTTGAGAAAAGAAAAGACAAGTACCATTTCTACAAGTTATCCCGCAAGTTTAACAATCGTAAAAATGACTACGTTGATTTTGTTATCTCAAATTTTCTACACAATGATAATTGTTGGGCAGGTACTTTGCTTGAAGATGGTTCAGATGAAGTCAATATAAAGAGACTTGCAATCATTCAAGCATTGAGTTATAACTTTCAAAATGATTGTTCTGTAATTGGTGAGAGTGGTAGCATAAACGATTTATTAAAAACTGACGGTGAGTATCCAGAGTTATTGACGATGGCTTTGCAAAAAGTTATTCAGACTGAAACTTTGTGCATACTGAATTTAATGATGAATTTTCTTCCTATGTGGCAAAGAAAAATATCAGATGACATTCGTTGGCCATTACTATACAGAAAATGGACAAAATATTCTCCGTTTTTGAGTTTTGATAAAAACAAGTTTCGTGAAATAGCATTGAAAGAATTGAAATGATTGAAAAGATTTATTTGGATATGGATGGTGTTCTTTGCAACTTTGAACGCCGGTACTTTCAGTTATACAATGAACTCCCAGGTTCAATGCGTGACAGGAAAGATTTTAATTTACATTGGGACCACTTCATTGAGAACAAGCAATTTGAAACATTGGAATGGTATCCTGGTGGAAAACAATTGGTAGATTTTTGCTTCAAAACAAAACTACCGATTGAGTTGTTGACTTCATCTGGTGGACAAAAACACCATAAAGAAGTTGAACGACAAAAAATTGTCTGGTTAGCAAACAATGGTCTTGGCAAACTAAAGGCGAACGTTGTTCCCGGTCGTAAGCACAAGGCTGAGTATGCTACACCAAACACTATTCTTATTGATGATACACAAGATATTATTCAGTCGTTTAATGCGGCAGGTGGTATTGGTATTCTTCACAAAGAAATTGGTAATACTTTAATGATGTTAGAAGACCGCATTGAAAGTGTGCTAAATACATGATACAATGAATCATGTGGATAATTTTATACAACGCATACAATTTATACAAAGGAAAATAATATGTCTTTCGCTAATCTAAAACGCAACCGCGACAGCCTTGATAAACTCACTAAGGCTATTGAGACCACCACACAAACTGCTGAGGCTGGCTCAAAAGATGACACCCGATTCTGGGCTCCAACTGTAGATAAATCTGGTAACGGCATGGCTGTTATTCGTTTTCTGCCAGCACCTTCCATTGATGGTGATGATGGACTTCCATGGGTACGCCGTTTTGACCACGGCTTTCAAGGACCAGGCGGTTGGTTCATTGATAACTGTTTGACTACAGTTGGTGATAAGTGTCCCGTTTGTGAACATAACTCTACATTGTGGAATTCTGGTGTTGAAGCAAACAAAGAAATCGTTCGTAAACAAAAGCGCCGCTTGAGTTACGTTGCGAATATCTATGTTATTTCTGATCCAAGCAATCCCGAAAATGAAGGTACTGTTCGCTTATATAAATTCGGAAAGAAAATCTTTGATAAGATTTCCGAAGTGATGAATCCTGAGTTTCCTGATGAAACACCTTTGAACCCATTTGACCTATGGGAAGGTGCTAACTTCAAATTGAAGATTCGTAATGTTGAGGGATATCGCAACTACGACAAATCAGAATTTGCTGATAAGTCTGCATTGCTTGATGGCGATGATGTTAAATTGGAAGCAATTTACACCAAAGAACATTCTTTGAAAGATTTTACGGACAAGAAACATTTCAAACCATATGAACAACTTAAGGCTCGCCTTGATAAAGTTCTCGGCTTTGAAGGTGACGCTGTTCCTAATATTCGTGCAGAAGATGTTGAATTGTCAGTGCCAGTTACAAGAGCGAAGGCTCCTGCGTCTACTACTGTAGATGATGATTTGGATTACTTCAAGTCGTTAGCTGAACAATAAACTAAACTTCTTCAGAACTTAGTTTGCCCCGCCTAGTGCGGGGTTTTTGTTATGCCTGGACAGTATTTCTATAAATCATGGTTTCAACAAAAGGACTTTCCATATCATACGCTGAAGCTGAACGTCCTCCTCCAGCTTGTGCAATATTATTTGTTGGACCGATTGTTATTGATGATGCACTAGGAGCTAGGTCACTTAAAGTTAGAGCGATACGTTGGTCCTGGTTTTCAATTGAAGCATCGCTAATTTTCTTTGCTTGACTTATTGCATTTTGTAATTCCTGTAACACAGGTTCTCTAAATTTACCTTGTTCTTTTACACCAAAATGTAAATGTGGTGCGGTACTTCTTCCTGTGTTTCCCGATTTACCTATTAAGTTTCCTTGTTTTACTTCTTGTCCCGATGTTACCTCTGTGGAATCTAGATGTGAATAAGTATATTCTGTTCCTTTGGAGTCTTTCAATGTAACAAAATTTCCAGCAACAGCATTATTACCGACTGATAGTATTTTGCCATCAACTATGGCGTATAATGGTGTGCCTTTAGGCATAGCAATATCAATTCCTTCGTGGCTTTCCATTCCTTGTCCAGTGAATGGATTGAGTCTGTTACCAAAAGGACTTGATATGCGGAAGTTACCGATTTTTTGATTCGTGCTTAGTTGAGATGGAGAATTTGAGGGCTTTCTATTGGCTAATGCGTCATCTGCGGCTTTAATGCCGGTATCTCTTGCAACTTCTTCTAAATAGTATTCTTGTAATGTTTTTGGTAGATTTTTTAATTTATCTTGTCTTTGGTTACTTATTTCTTCTTCTCGTTTTTTCAATTCCAGTGCCGCTCTAACCTCAATTCTTTCATTTTCAAGTTTTGCCATTTCTTGTTCTCTACCACTTAATGTTGATAGTCCAATACCGCCAGCATTGTATAATTCCATTATGCTTTTCATACCTGGTCTTGATGGATCTGGATAAAGTGGTCTAACATCCGCCGGATTTCTATTACGTGCGTTATCTCTTGTTCGTTCATCAATTTGTGTAGTCAAATTGGAGTTTTCTTGTTCCAGTTCAGCTCTACTTTTTTGACCCGTCAAATAACCAAAACCGGCGGCCAAAGCAGTAATTCCGGCAGCCAACTTTGGTGATAGTAGCACGGCTGGACCCATAAAACCCAATGCTATTGCCGCAAATATCTTGCCTCTATTCTCATTGAAAAGTTTATCTGCTTGATATTTAAATTCTTCACCCAGAATAGAAAAGCTATGCACTAGCGTATTAAATGCCGCTTTTGAATGAATTAACATTGTGCTAACCACAGGTTCAAAAATATTACTGAAGGTTTGTCCAATATCAGTAAAAGTTTTATCAATTTTTCCAGCAGTTCCTTCGGAAAATCCTAACTTCATTAGAATTTGTTTTGTCAGACTGTTTTCTTTATTGTCTGGGTCCAGTCCTAAACCTTTTAATATATCATTTTTTAAACCTGAAAAATTAACATTGTCGGAAACTTGTTGTATTAAATACGCAACGCCAGCTAAAGCAATAATTCCAATTAAAAAACCACCAGGAATAAATTTTAATACACTACCAATAGTTGATAATATTCCTCCACCAACAGCGCCAACAGTACCCAATAAACCACTGACAACTGCACCAAGTAAACTTGCGCCGCCGGAAAACAAATTACCCAAACCTCCAAAAATTCCAGAACCTTTAGATTCTGTACTTTTCTCTCCTGCTTTTGTGGGTGTTTTTTTAAATAAAGAATCTCTTTCTTTCGCATTGTACCATAATGCATCTTGTGTCTTTGCAGATTTACCAGTTGCCGATTTTGTTATTTTTGCTATATTCTGACGAGTGATGTTCATATCTCTAGCCATCATATTCATATTAAAAGTATTTTTCGCAACAATCCGAAGAAGTGCTTCTTGTCTTTCACCTGATGCTAGTAAATCATTCGTTGCAGAAGATTGTGCCGCGCTAGGAGCACTTGGGGCTCCAGAAGAAAGTGCGGAATAGCCACGACCAAATACTTTTTGTCCTGTTGCAGACAACATTCCTTTACCATCAAAAAGCATATTTCTAACATCCATTCGTTCTCTTGTATTCTTTAGAACGGCAGAACCCATAGAACTGAGAAGGCCTTTGCTCTTTAGTTCTTGTTTATAAATTGATGTGAATTTTGTTGCCATTATCGTTTTCTTCTAGCTAAATTTTGTTGTTTAATTTTTTCATTTTCTTGTTCAATATGCTGTAAGAGCATGGTTACATAAACGTTTCTCTCCCACGGCATCATTTCATTTAAATCACTAAGACTATATTTGTGGTGTTGCATCAATGCAAAGTTAGTCTGGAAATGATTACTCAGATTATCATAACGAATGGTTAACCGAAAAAACTTTGGATTCCTTCAATTTCAATAGTATCAGAATAGCCACACTTATCACAGTTAAAATCTATTTTTTTTGTCAACTTAGGAATATTTTCAAAAAAGTTTTGTATTTGTGAAAACTGCTCTCTGGTCAAACTATCAACAAAGTCAATTAACTCCTCCTTAGAAGTGTCCTTAGCATAATAAATACTCTCATTGTCATAGATATAGTCGATTGAACTAATTATTGTGTTTAAAACAAGTTCTGTTGCAGAAATATCTTTCTTTCCTGTCAATGCATCTACACTTCCGAAAGTCGGATATTTTAAGACAATTCCCAACTTTGGTGTCAATTCAATTTTATTGACTTCCTTTTCGTTCAATTTAGGTTCAATCTCAAGTGCATTGAAACTCAATTTGACTATATGATTGCATTTCTTATTTTCTTCACCTTTATTAATATCATTGTTACATGTATATTGCAAGTCGATATTCTCACCAACTGACCTTGCTCTTAAGTGTAAAAACAAATATTCAAAGTCTAATATAGGCAAATCATCAATATCTATTTTGCTGACTAAGCAATTTGTTATGATTTGTTTAATAGCTAAAATGACCGCCTTTTCATCTTCAGATTCGGCAGCCATCAGCAGAATCTTTTCTTCTTTAACTAAGAACGGTCTAAACTTTACTTTCTTTTTTAACAATGGTAAAGTAATTTCATATAAAGGCACATCAATTTTAGGTAACATATAATCTCCAAATAATTAAAATATTCTTCTCACAGCTTCAGCAGTTCCTCTAATTTGCGATTGTAGGATTTGAGAAACTGGTACTCCAGCAACGGAAGAACCAAGAAGCGCGGCTGTGGCGGCACCAAGGTCATAGTCGCCTTCATAAATTGTTTTGAATTTCTGATATGAAAATCTAACCGTCAATCTGTGAAAACCATCATCCGACCAAGAAAGTGTTTGTGCTCCTATTCCAATAGGAAAAGCGTCAAATAATTCTACTGCATAAATCTGTTTAATAAAATCATCATACTGAACAATTTTAATGTTAGTCATGTATGATGTTTCTTTGCCCTTAGGAAATCTAGCATTGTTTGTATCTGTTGGAATGATTGCTTCTAACCAACGGTCAAATAGTTTTCTCTCATAGAATTCGTTTGTGCAAATCCATGTTAAAGCAATTTCATCATATTGGGTTGTATATGGCACTTTGAATCCTGGTCCATAAATTGATACATCGGCGGTCTGTAATGTTTTGCCAGGCAATTCAGCACTCTCACATTGAAGTGCTAGATATCTAGAAATAGATGAATTGTAAGAAAGGGTTTGTTCTCCGCCAAGTACTCTTGCGGTAACATCAGAGAAAATTGAGTTTGGCAGATTTAAGATTTGCTCAAGCAAACCATTCTCAACAAACTTGCTAATGTATTGTGGTATCGGTAATATAACTTGGAAACGACTTGGACGGGCTAAGCCTTCTTTAGCTTTTATGTTAGCTAAAAATAATTGGGGTAAAAATGACATTAGAATTTTTTCCTAGAATCGGCCCAGACTTTGTTCTTTGTTGCCTTTTCAAATTGTTCAACCGGTAATAGTGCGGCAATGTCCCATTCATCAGCTGGAATTTCAACAAATCTAGATTGCACATGAGAACCTAGATATCGCTTAATGCAAGGTGTTGCTTCATACGCCTTTGAGAATGCAGCCAGCATTTGATAATTTAATCTTAGCTTGGTTTGTGCATCAAAGCGATTATCGGTGGCATGTTCGCTCAATTTATCCAAAAGAATGATACGTTGCTTTGGGTGAATGTAATGTAAATTCAGCCCTAGAAAACCGTCTGGGTATAGTTGTATTGGTAGAACCAATGGGAACTTGTCGTAATATGGCAACTTATCCTTCGTTTTCGGATCATAATAAAAATAGTACATGTGACCAATAAAATGTGAGGTTGTCTGTCTCTCACGGTCCTGCATTAATTTTTGAGGCGTTGGTTTTAAATCGCCAATCTTTGAACGCAACCAATCACGGGCTTGTCTACTACGAGCCGTATAACCAGTCTTTTGCAACTGCTGATTGATTCTGTCCATTAAGTAAGCCATAAATGTATTTATTACGGTTTAAATGCCTAAATCTTTTTCCGTAACTATTTTAAATTGCCAGCCGTGTGCGTGACAGAATTCATCGGCTGCTTTCCACTTCATTTGATTGACAACATATGTAATGGATTCTCTTAGAAAATTCTTGGTCTTACGCTTTTGTGTTGGTTTTTTGGTCTGTGCTTCTGGTTTTACCTCAACTACATAAGTCATAATGGTATCATCTTTTCGTTTGACTTTTATGATAAAATCTGGAAAGTAACGATGCATTCGTTTGTCAACTGGACTGTAGTAGGGAATAGCCAATTCTTCCGATGACCACCAGATGATGTTCGGATTATCGTCAAACCACTTCATACAACGCAATTCCCAGGATGACCTATAGATTATGTTATCTGGATTGCCGTTATATTTTTTCGGGTTTTGTGGGGTAAACTTACCTTTGTAAGAATTAGTTCCATAAGACATATAAATATGTAGTAAAACTTCAGGATCAACATGGCACTTTTCACCTTATCCGACATAACTTATAAAGAGCAAGAAGCTAGAACAATCGGACCTTTACCGAATGAGTTATTTGGACAAAAAATATTAAGATATCCTATTGATATTGGATCGGTAGACAAAGGACATTATATGATTATTCATATCAATGTTCAAGATAAAACTGAATATACAGTTTCACCGGCAGCTGATACTCGGGCAACGATACATAAAAATAGGACACTATTAGCTGGACAAACTGGATATAGAAATATTGGTGGATTAGCTAAAGAGGGATTAGGACTGACTGAAGATTTATACAATAAATTACAATCTGATTTGGAAAATAGCAAAGCTGGTCCACTTGCTAAAAAAGCAATTGATGCTGTTGCAAAAGGCGTTGCAACAGCCGAAGAAAAAGCTAATGAATTTACCAATGGACTTTATGGTAAAGCTAAAGAAGGTCTTAAGGCAGGTGGTGCATACGTAGCATCTGATATTGGTTCTTTAAACAATGCAACTTTCTTGCGAAAAACTACAAGAACAACTGATAGTATTGCGCTATATATGCCCAATACATTAAATTTTAATCACAGTCAACAATATTCAGATTTATCATTAGCTGGTGAAAATCTTACAACTTTTGGCGCTATTGCAAAAACTGCTCTTGATGGCGGTGGTGATATTGCTCAAACAGGAAGAAATTTATCTCCATTTGTACTCCAACAACTAACAAAAATTGCAGGAACATTAACTGGTTCTCCAAATACAACGGCGGCTATTTTTGCTGGCGCTACAGGATTAACTCAGAACCCACAGTTAGAATTAATTTATGGAAAGCCAGATTTCAGACCCTTTAGATTTTCATTTATGTTTTATCCAAGAAGTGAGCGAGAAGCAGAAGAAGTTCAAAAATTGATTGCACGTTTGAAATTTCATCAAGCACCGGAAATAAAAAATGGAACTGCTGGTTACTTCTTAGTTCCTCCATCCGAATTTGATATTGAATTCTATTATAATGGACAAATTAATAAAAACATACCACGAATTTCAACTTGCGTATTACTATCAATTGATTTAGATTATGCACCAAACGGATTTCATGCTTTTGAAACCCCCGGCGATAACTCTCCAAAAGTTGGTGGTACTGGTATGCCAACAGCAATTAGAATGGATCTATCATTCAAAGAAACAGAAATTATGACAAAATTTAATTTTCAAGATGAAGCTGGCGCAATTACAAAAAAACAAGACCAATTTGGTGAACCTGATTTTTAAAAATGGCAAAATACTTTAGATACTTTCCAAAAACCATCTATAGTTTAGATGATACAAATTCTATTGACACAGTTACAAATTTAACTGCTAGTTTTTCGTTTGATGAAAGTCTCACGGAAAATTCTATCACATACTATCAGTACACCGTACCCGATGGTGAAACACCAGAAATTGTAGCCAATAAATTTTATGGTGGACCAGAAAAACACTGGATCATTTTGAAGATGAATAACATCTTTGATGTTAAGACAGATTGGCCAATTGAGCAAAGAATTTTGAATGAAGTTAT